CTCACGCGCGGATTTTTTTGTTGTGGCGCAAAAATCATCAAAGCTGGTTTGCTGAAAACGTAAGCAGGTTGGAATTCATCAATGGCAAGAGGTGGGGCGCGCCCCAACACTGGCGGCGCTAGGCCAGGCGCTGGGCGGAAGCGCAAACTTGGCGCGGTTGAGATTGATGCGCTGAAGGATCGGAAGCCGGAAGCGGCTATCCGGGCGGCGGCGCGGTCTAAGGGCAAGGCTGAGGCCATTCAGATCGGCGAGGCGCTTGGTTGGGCTCCTGATGAGGTGGCGGAGGCTATTCGGCCTGGGAGCGGCGCTAAGGCTCTGTCAGATAGCGGCGATCAGGAGTGGCCCGATAGCCGCCCTGCCCCGACGATCGAAGAGCTTGATGAGCTGGCGCGAAAGACGCTCCGGCAGATCATGGAAAAGTCACCGCAGGATGGCCCTCGGGTAGTCGCGGCGCGTCATTCGATGGCGGTTGCCGCGGAGGCGAGGGCTGCGGAGACTGGCGGGACCGGGAAGAAGATGCAGCGAAAGGCGGCGGCTGAGCGGACTGTTTCTGAAGGCGGCAAGTTCGCGCCGCGCCCGCCGCCACAAACAAGAACGCTGCAATAACGTATGGATTGGTCAACGGCTTGTCTTGACTGGGGCGATCGCATCGTCGCAGGGCGATCCATCGTGCCGGTTGGGGCTCTTTTCCCGGAAGAGGCTGATGCGGCGCTGGCGGCATTCAGGGACTTGCGCGTTGTCGACGCGGCAGGAAGCCCAACTATCGGCGAGTCAAGCCGGGAATGGATTATTGACTTCGCTCGCGCTTTGTTTGGGGCATATGACCCGGATCAGGCAAAGAGGCTTATCTCCAACTATTTCATACTAATAGCGAAAAAAAACGGGAAATCGACGACAGCGGCGGCAATCATGCTGACGGCGTTGCTGATGAACTGGCGGCAATCCGCAGAATTCCTGATCTTAGCCCCAACGCTGGAGGTCGCGAACAACTCGTTTTTCGCAGCTCGGGACATGGTGAAGTTCGACGATGAGCTTTCCGGGATGCTCCACGTCCAGGATCATCTAAAGCAGATCACGCATCTTGGAACCGGCTCCATTTTGAAGGTTGTGGCGGCCGACAATGACACGGTTTCAGGAAAGAAGGCGACGGGGGTTCTTGTCGACGAGCTTTGGCTTTTTGGCAAGCGAGCGAATGCAGAGAACATCTTGCGCGAGGCGACGGGTGGCCTTGTCTCTCGCCCGGAGGGATTTGTCGTCTATCTCTCGACCCAGAGCGATGAGCCGCCGGCCGGCGTGTTCAAGCAAAAGCTGGAATATTTCCGCGCAGTGCGCGATGGGAAGATCGTCGACAAGCGGTCTCTGCCAGTCCTGTTCGAATTCCCGCCGAAGATGGTCGAAGAGAAAGCCTATCTCGAACCGGCGAACTTCTACATCACAAACCCGAATATTGGCCTTTCCGTCGATCCAGAGTGGATAGAGGAAAAGCTTACTGAAGCTCAGATGGCCGGTGACGAGTCTGTCCGGGGCTTTATCGCTAAGCACTTGAACGTAGAGATCAGCCAAAATCTGAGCGGCGGATATTGGCCTGGTGCGGCGTATTGGGAAGATGCGGCTGAGCCTGGGCTAACTCTTGAGGCGCTGCTATCTAGATGCGACGTCGCGACGGTCGGAATTGACGGCGGCGGGTTAGACGATCTTTACGGGCTTTCCATTATCGGGCGCGAGCGCGGAGATGGAGACGTTCGGTTCCGCCGCTGGTTTTCGTGGAGCCATACGTGGTGCGCGAAAGTCGCAGTTGAGCGGCGAAAGTCTGAGCAGTCAAAATATTCAGATTTCGCCAAGGCGAACGAACTAACCGTCGTCGACAATCTCGACGACGCGGAAGTTGCGATTGCGGACATCATCAAGAGCGTCGACGACGCTGGGTTGCTCGCCGGGATCGGCATGGACCCGGTCGGCGCGAAGAGCCTAACCGACAAGTTGGCGTGTGTTGGTATTGGGCTAGACCGAATTGAAGCGGTCTCTCAGGGCTACAAGCTGAACGGCGTCATCATTGATTGTGAGCGGCGCCTTTTCAGCAAGACGTTGGTTCACGGCGGGCAATCAATCATGTCGTGGGCGGTCGGTAACGCCAAGCTTGAAATGAAGGGCAACGCCGTCGTCATCACCAAGCAGGCGAGCGGCAAGGCGAAGATCGATCCGCTTATGGCTCTACTTGATGCGGCGACGCTAATGGGCAACCACCCGACGATATCGTCTTTCGATGTCAATGCGATGATCGCCTGATCTGAGGCTCAATCAATGACAGATGTTTACAAGGAGTCGGTCTCTGATCCGGGACCGAACCTAGAATTTGTGCTGTCCGACGCCACCGTCGACAGCTACGGCGATATCGTCGATCCGAACGGATGGGATCTCTCCCGCTTCCGCAAGAATCCTATCGCTCTCTTCGGTCATTCCTCGGCTCACCCGATCGGAACATGGGCTGACGTCCGTGTCGATGGCGGTAAGCTCAAAGCACGGTTGATGTTCGCCAAAGAAGGAACGTCAGCGCGCATTGACGAGCTTCGTAGGCTTGTCGAGCAAAAGATTTTGCGCGCGGTCTCAGTCGGCTTCCGGCCGCTTGAATCCGAGCCGATGGACCCACAGAAGCCTTGGGGTCCGCAGAAATACAAGCGGCAAGAGCTGCTTGAGACGTCGCTCGTATCCGTCCCGGCAAACCCGGCGGCGTTGAGCCTCGCGAAGTCTCTCAACATTTCCAGCGACACGCTGCAACTGGCCTTTGGCGAGCATGCCGAAGATGGGCCGGGTGTCGTGCGTCGCGGGCACCACGGCAAGCACGCCGCGAAACCCCCTTCGAATACCAGGAACAGAACAATGTCTAAGACTCTCTCCCAGCGCATCGAGGATGCGCAGGCCGATCTTGTGCGCGAGAAGGATGCGCTCACGGCCCATATCGCTGAAGACGACGCCGATCCGATCGTGACCGAGGAGCTTTCGGCGCGCATCGAAGATCGCGAGACGGCGCTTGCAGCGCTGAAGCGCGCCGAGGCGGCGCTTGCGGCGAAGACGGCTCCGACGGCTGTTCAGGCTCCTACCGTGTCCCTCAAGGGCCGCCAGAAGGAATTAAGCGGTCTCGATCTGATCGTCCGTGGCGTCGCCGCGCGCGGCATCGCGCACTTCGGCAACAAGTCGATTGATCAGGTTCTCGAAGAGCGCTACCGCGGTCACGAGGCGACGGCGATCATCGCCAAGGCCGATCAGACCGTCGGAACAACGACCGTAGCCGGTTGGGCTTCCGAGATTGTGCAGACGGCCTATGCCGACTTCGTTCAGGCATTGGTCGGCTATTCGATCTATCCGGCGTTGCGTGATCGTGGCATCGGCCTGAGCTTCGATGGCGCTGGCACAGTCTCGATCCCGAGCCGCACGGCCGGCGGCGCCGCTGGCGGCTTCGTCGCGGAAGGCTCGCCGATCCGCGTCGGCCGCATCACGACTGCGGCGAAAACGATGACGCCCAAAAAGATGGGCGTGATTGTGCCGTTTACGCGGGAGTTGGCCAAGCGCTCTACTCCCGCGATCGAGGCTCTGGTTCGCCAGGCCATCCTCGAAGATACGGCGGCGGTTCTTGACGCTGCTCTGCTCGACGCCGCAGCAGCGGACACGGCGCGTCCAGCGGGATTGCTGAACGGCGTTGCTACTGTCGGCGTCGGCTATGGCGGCGGAGACTTCCAGGCCGTGGTCGAGGACTTCAAGGCTCTGCTGGCGCCGTTCTACACGGCAAACGGGGCGGACAACATTACCGTGATCATGCATCCTTCGCAGGCGCTTGCGCTTTCGATGATGCCGGGTCCGGGCGATGGCCGCTTTGGTTGGGCTGAACCTCTGATGAGCCGCTTGACGGTGATCGAATCCACCTATGCGACGGCTGGTCGGCTTATCGCGCTTCGCAATAGCGACTTCGCGACGGCCCTCGGCGACGCGCCGGAGTTCGATATCTCCGAACAGGCGACTGTTCACATGGAAGACACCACTCCTCTGGAGATCGTCTCCGGCACTCCGACCGTGGCCGACCCAGTTCGTTCGTTCTTCCAGACCGCGACCATCGGCGTCCGCATGCTGATGGACGTTTCATGGACCATGAGACGTTCGGGTATGGTGCAATGGGTGGATTCGACGACTTGGTGATGAAACCTGCGCGGGGCTCCGGCCCCGCGTTTTTCGTTTGTGCTGGCTAATCAGCGGGGGAAACAGGAATGGCTATTCGTAGATTTGTGGTGCCGGTCACCACCATCGCAGACGGGAGTGCTACGGCTTACAGCCCGCACATCAACGGCAAGATCGTGTCTATCGCCTATGTGAAGACTGATTTTGCCAATGGCGTTGATTTTGTCATTACCGCCGAGGACACGGGCGAAACGATCTGGTCCGAGAGCAATGTTGACGTTGCTGCTGTGCGGCACCCGCGCGCAGCGACAGCATCTACGGCCGGCGTGGCTTCGCTCTACGCTGCGGGCGGCACGGCGGTCAATGACAAGGTAGCGATCAGCGCCGACCGCGTGAAGATTGTCATTGCTTCCGGCGGCAATGTGAAGACCGGAACCTTCCATATCACGGTCGACGGGTGACGCCATGAAAACCAGAAAGCACACGGTCAGCGTCACGTCGATCGCTGACGGCTCCGGGACGGCCTACAGCCCCTACATCTCCGGCTACATCGAATCCATCCAATACGTGAAGACCGATTATGCGGACGGCGTTGATTTCACGATCACGGCTGAAGCAACAGGTGAGACGATTTGGACGGAATCGGACGTCAACGCGGCAGTCATCAAGCACACACGCGCGGGAACGCACGCGACTACCGGCGCGGCCGCCCTCTTCGCCGCTCTCGGGGAGTCGGTCAATGATCGCATCGCGCTCGGCCGCGATCGCGTGAAAATCGTGCTCGCACAGGCTGGCAACGTCAAGACTGGCGCGTTCGTCATCACGACATCGGATAGCTGACCATGGAAACTTGGTATGTTTTAGAAACGGGTGACGCCGCCGATCCCCGTGACGTGGTCCGTGACGCGAGCGGGCTGCTACGGCACAAGGATGGCCGCAAGGTCGCCTATCGACCATATGGCCCGCGCTCGCGCAGTGTCGATCCGATTGCCGAGCGGGCGAAGGCCTCGCCGGTGCAAAAGCCCGCCGTGAAGGAAGCGAAGCCCGCTGAGTCGAAACCCGGATATGTGACACGCGACAGCAAGGCTCAGTAAGCGTGGGCATCTGGTCGCGCATTACCCAGCCGTTCCGGCGCAAGTCGGCGTCCGGCGCGGGATATTTCCTAAGTGACGGATGGTTGCCGCCTGGTTCCGCGTGGAACTGGTGGCAGACGGGCGGGAAGCTGCAACCCTACTCGTCAGCTTCAGCGATGGTAGAGGCTTGCGTCGGCGCCTATTCGCAGACGGTGGCCATGTGCCCCGGCGATCATTGGCGGATTACGCCAAACGGCGGTCGAGAACGCGTCTCGAATTCTGCGCTGTCGCGCATTCTGCGCAAGCCGAACGAATATCAGTCGATTTCAGATTTTCTGCTCAATCTGACACGCAGCCTTTACGATGATGGCAACGCCTATGCGCTGGCGCTGCGCAATGATCGATATGAGATCGCCGAGCTGCATCTGATGCGCCCGCGATCATGCTTCGCCAGGGTAGCGGAAGGCGGCGAAGTCTTCTATGCGCTCGGTGGCAATGAGATCATAGACCGGCGCATTGGCGGTCTTGCGGCGGTTCCGGCGCGCGACGTGCTCCATGTCCGGCTGCATACGCCGCGAGACCCGTTGCGGGGCGAAAGCCCGATCGTCGCCGCCGCGCTCAACGTCGCTGCCGGCAACGCTGCGCTGCAACAGCAGTTGGCCTTTTTTCTCAATCAGGCGCGCCCGTCGATGATGCTATCGACGGATCAGGTTTTGACGCTCGATCAAGTCAGGGCGTTGCGTGCGGCATGGGATGAGCAGACCAAGGGAGTAAATGCCGGCGGCACGCCGATTCTAAGCGCCGGTCTCAAGCCGCATACGGCGTCGACGACGGCGGATGACGCGCAGCTGGTTGAGACGCTGAAAATGAGCGATCAGAATGTCGCTTTGGCGTTTCGCGTGCCCCTACAGGTTCTAGGGCTCGGCGGCACGACCTATGCCTCAACAGAGCTTATGATGCAGTCGTGGATTGCATCCGGTCTCGGCTTCGCGCTCAATCACATTGAAGAGGCATTCGGCCGGCTGTTTCAGCTTCGCGGCGTGCCAGACGAATATGTCGAATTTGATACGAACGCGCTTCTGCGGTCCTCGTTCAAGGAACGGGTTGACGCGCTCAGCAGCGGCACGCATCGCGTCTACACGATAAATGAGGCTAGGGCGATTGAAGGGCTACCCGCCGTTGAAGGCGGCGATGAGGTTCGCGTTCAGCAGCAAGACGTTCCGCTGACGGCGTGGGAGAAGAGCCAGATTGCTAATCCGGCTTCGCCTGCTCTACCGGCTCCTGCCGCTCCGGCCAATAACGATAACGCTGACGCGGAAGCCGCGAAGGCGCTTCTCAAAATTTACAAGGGCCTTTCTTGATGTTTGACGGGGAGGCTTTCGGCGCAGAGATCGTCGATGTGGTGAAAAGCTACGTCGCACGAGCAACCGCGCCGTTGCTCGCTCGCATTGACGCGCTGGAAAAGCAGATTGCGGACATGCCTGCGCCGAAAGACGGCAAGGATGGCGCGCCGGGGCATGATGGCCGCGATGGCGTCGACGGCAAAGATGGTGAGCCTGGCGCTCCCGGCGAGCGTGGTCCTGAAGGGCTGCGCGGCGAGGTCGGGCCACAAGGCGAAAAGGGTGACCCTGGCGAAGCGGGACCGCGCGGAGAAAAGGGGGACCCTGGCGAGTCGATTGTTGGGCCTCAAGGTGAGCGCGGCGAGAAGGGCGATCCTGGCGTCGCTGGCGAACGTGGTGAAAAGGGCGATCCGGGTGAGTCAATCGTCGGCCCGCCCGGTGAACGCGGCGCGCCTGGCGAGAAGGGCGATCCTGGCGTCGCTGGCGAACGTGGTGAGGTCGGCGAGCGCGGCGATCCGGGTGAGGCCGGCGCCATCGGTGAACGCGGCCCGGAAGGGCCTTGTGGGAAGCTGCCAATGGTCAAAAGCTGGTCTGACGGCGTCTATTACGAAGGCGATGTTGTAGCGCATCTTGGCTCGATCTGGCAGGCGCAGAAAGATACCGGGCGAGCTCCGGGTCACGAAGATTGGATTGAACTCGTTCAGCGTGGTGCCGACGCGCGCGGGTTCACGGTGCGCGGCACATGGAGTGAGACGGAAGATTACGCCAAGAACGATATCGTTATGCTGAACGCCAGTTCATTTGTCGCGATCAGCGATGAGCCTGGACCATGTCCAGGGGATGGTTGGCATCTTTGGGCTGGCGCTGGCAAGACTGGCAAGCCGGGTCCGAAGGGCGACACGGGCGAAAAAGGCCGCGCCGGAAATGACGCGCCGTCTGTCATCGCCTTTTACGACAAGGACGGCGTGAAGGTTCTAACGCTCGGCGATGGTCAGGAGTTCCGCGCTTGACCATTTCCGTCTCTGTCGCCGCGACTGATCGTAGCCTCGTGACGGCGGCGGAAGTCTTGGCCGCAATCGGCGCGACGGCGACGTCAGCAATGATCCTCTATGTGTCGGATTTGATCTCGATGGAATGCCGAGTCGTCGCAGACGGCGTCAACCCGCCGACGCTGCGCGAGGAAACGATCGTCGAGACAGTCAGGGTCGTAACATCGAAGAACGAACTTGTCCTGTCGCGGCGCTTCATTGGCGATATCGTCAGCGTTACTGTCGACGGGTCGGCACTCGCCGAAACGGAATATGAAGTTGACGCTGCGGCTGGGATTTTGACGCGGATCGATTCAACTGGCGCGGTCATCTGCTGGTCGCGCGGCAAGGTCGTCGTGACCTATGACGCCGGCTTTGCGAGCGTTCCTGAGCCTTTGAAGTTGGCGGCGATCCGGGCCATTCAAGAGCAATTATCCGCGTCGGCGCGCGATCCGCTTCTCAGAGGCGAGACCGTCGAGGGGATCGGGCGCTTCGACTATTGGGTGAATGGCGGCGGCGCTTCGTCATCTGGTCCGATCTCGGGCTCCATATCGGCGATGCTTGATCCATTCAAAAGCATTTTCGCGTGACGCCATCGGCCGCGCGCGGGGCGCTAGATCGTCAGCTGGCGCAGCATGGCGAGGTCTGCACGCTTCGTCGCATTGTCGGCGGCGTGGCGCGGGATGTTGTGCTGCGCGCCTCGATACAAGACTACAGGCCGACAGAGTTAATTGGCGGGAATGGCCTAGAAGCGGGCGACTCGCATGTCATCATATCGGCGAGCGAGATTAATGCCGCGCAATGGCCGAACGCGGCGCTGCTTGCGACGACGACTGCCGGAGACCCGCGCGTCGCGGTCAAAGGTGACAAGTTCATTACGAGCAATGGTCGTGTGCGCGTCGTGCTCAACGCATGGGCAGCGCCTTACATTGGCGGCGAGTTAGTCCGCGTCGAAATGAACATCCGCTGAGGGGAAAGAAATGACCGTATCCGCATCTGTCAGAGTCGCACTATCCGTCTCGCAAACCGGGGCCAACGCATTCTCCGGCGGGCCGAATTGGAGCGGCGCGATCGATGAAATTCTGTCGTTCACTAACGGCACAGGCGCGAACCAGTGTGACCTCGCCTATGTCGCCGAGCGCACCGTCGCCAGCGCGACGAATGACGACATCGATCTTGCCGGCGTGCTGACCGATGCGCTTGGCGCAACGATCATTGCGGCGGAACTTGTCGCCCTGCTCATCATCAACAAGCAGAAAGACGGGACGGCCAATACGACTGATCTGACGATCGGGCTCGGAACCAATCCCGTTCTCGGCTTTCTCGGCGGGACGTTGCCGACGATCGGGCCACTAAAGCCGGGGGCCATGATCCTTTTGGCGTCGCCTGGTGCCGCTGGTCTCGGCGTGGTTGGCGCAGGCGCATCCGACGTGTTGCGCATCGCCAACAGCTCAGGCGCGCAGGCGAAATATCTCATCGCGGCCTTGGCCCGCTCGGCCTAGCGCTTCATTCTGACGCCGGGGCCGCCGTCTCGTGTGTCCCCGGCGTCAAGAAAGACGACGCCAGCCGCTTCAAGCGCCGACTTGATGGCGGCGAGGTTCTTGGTCTGCATGTTCGGCATGTCGTCGACAGCCTCAGCCCGTTGAAGGGCGGGATATGAAACGCCGCTATGCTCCGCCAGATCGCGGCCGGACCATTTGAGTAGAGCGCGCGCCGCTCTGATTTGCGCCCCGGTGATAAGCATCGCCGCAAAATCCATAGATGGCATGGGCTTGGCAAGGACAGTTTTTGGCATTCGTGACGCTCTCGTCGGCATGGGCGATATGGACGATATGGCCAATGATAAAAAACTTATCATTAGAGCTTGCAATTGAGCATAAAATGATGGATATAACAACCTCTGAATTAGATTGAAGGTTGGGCTGTGAAAACGATCATCGCAACGCTAAAGGGAGTGTCGCCGTATTCTCAATCGCGCTACTACGTGCGGGAACTTGAGCAAGGCGAGTCGGCGGATGACAACTATCGGCGCACGTGGCGCAACCATCTGCATACGGACAATTCCGGGGAAGTGATCATCCCGGCGAATTCTCTGAAGAACTGCCTCTCCGAGGCGGCGAAATTCATGAGCATTTCGGTTCCCGGAAAAGGGAAAGCGACTTACACTAAGAACTTCGAGGCCGGCGTGATGGTCGCGAAGTCGGCTTCGCTCGGCATCCGCAAGGATGATGTGCAAATGGAGGCTCTTTTCCTGCCGTCAGATGGCCGGCGCGGCGGTCCAAAGCGCGTCATGAAATACTATCCTATCATTCCCGAGTGGGAGGCTGAGGCGGAGTTCATCATCGTTGATGAAACTGTTTTGCAGTCGTCGATTAAGGATAGAACCAGGACGGTTTTCCAGGACGTTCTCGAAGGGGCTGGACAGTTTATCGGGATCGGGCGCTTTCGGCCGAGAAATAATGGTTATTATGGTAGATTCGAAATTCTCGGCATCAAAGAGGCCTGAATATCCACCGAGTAACGCAACGCGGCTCTATGCTACGCGGATCTGCGCTTTGCGACGCATCGCCCCGCTTCGCTGCGCGGCGCTTCGCCACGCTCCGCCTCGCGCCGCTACGCAACGCAACGTTTATTCGCCAGCGACAAGCAGACTACGGCCTGTTTCACGGTGGCGAAAGTCACCAATCAGCGCGCCGCTCCGCATCGCATCGCTCCGCAGCGCGCTGCAACACGCCGCGGCGCAGCGCTCCGCACCGCTTCGCAACGCATCGCAACGCAACGTTCTATTCGCCAATTCACCACGGATCGCCATATGACCGACAAACCCCGCTTTGAATCATCCGCCGATGTGGAGAAATGCGTCTCATACCTCCGCAAGAACAAGAACGATGGACTGCTCAGCTATGCCGATCTGTCCAAGGTCACGGGCCGCGATATCGTCGGCAAAGACCGATATATTCTAACATCTGCCCGCCGCATTCTTGAGCGCGACGGCCTCATGTTCGCGACGCAAACCGGCAAGGGCGTTATTCTGGCCTCTGATGCGCAGAAGGCCGAGCTATCGACGGACGGCGCCATCATAAAAACGCGGCGCATCGCCAGAGTTGCGAGGAAGCGCCAGCGGTCGGTCAATATTCAGAGCTTGACGGACGAGCAGCGCATGGCGTTCTGGGTCGGCAGTGCGATCCTCGGTGCGATTGATCAAGCGGCGAGCCGCGCGTTCAAGAATCGAGTTGAAGAAGTGTCGAACGCGTCGGATGCGCGTATCCCGCTCTCGAAGACGCTTGAGCTATTCTCCAAGATGCGCTCGAACAAGGACACGCCGCACTAGGCGGCATGGTTTCCGCCGCCGCGCGACGCATCGCCCCGCTTCGCGGCGCTCCGCAGCGCCCCGCCCCGCCTCGCAACGCAACGCAACGTATTAATTATTTCAACGGGGTCGCTAACTGCGGCCCCGTTTTCTATAGGGGCGGATGCATGGCGCGCGTCAGCGTATTCAGCCGCGAGATTGACCTTATCGTCTCGCGGCAGCTTTCGCCTGAAGCGCAACAACGCAAAGCGGCGCAATATGCGCGCAAGGTTCTCGCCGAGGCGCAGCAGACCAACAAGCGCGCTCTCGGGATCGTCCCGCCGCATAAGCAGTTCGTCGACGGCAAGGTCGGCGCAGCGCTCGAAAGCGTCAACACAGATCATGGTCGGATCGTCTTCACGTTCGAACTCGCGCATGAAATGCTGCGCTGGATCGGCGAACAGTTGGTCATCAATAGTCCGGTTCTGACCGGCCGATATCGCGACTCGCATGTCTTGCTCGCCGATGGCGTAGAGGTCGACGCGGACGGGAAAATCCCGGAAGCACAGACATTCGCTTTCGTCTCGACCGTGCCATACGCGCGCAAGATCGAGCGCGGTCTGTCCGATCAGGCGCCGGATGGCGTCTATGAGGTTGTCGCCGTTCTTGCCCAGCGTCGGTTCGGCAACATCGCTCGCATCAGGTTCACCTATAAATCGCTCGATATTCCGACAGAGCGGAGCCGCGCCGCGCGCGCTGCTGAGCGCAACAGCCGCTCGCCGGCGATCGTCGTCACGCTGCGCTGAGGTTACTGAATGAGCAAGAAAGTCGCAGTCGACGCGATTATTGCGCGGCTGAAAGCGAACTTCACGCTCGCGCCGGTGCTCGATCGCAACGTCACGACGCAGACGCCGGCCGATGGCTCGTCTTGGGTAAGGATTGAATTCCCCGTTGCCAGCAACCGACCCGCGACGCTGAAAAACGGCAATCGCGAAGATGGCGGCTTCCGCGTCGTCGTCGCAACCGCGCTCGGGGAAGGCGTCGATACGTCGAACACTTGGTGTGAGCAGATCGCCGCGATCTTCAGACGGCAGAAATTCGGCGGCGTTCAATGCTGGACGCCGACGATCCGCGAGGGCGTCGATGAAGGCAGCTACTTCATC